ACAAAGTGGAGGAAGTGGTACAATGGCATATAATGCAGATTTTAAATTTATAGGTGGTACAGACCCAACCTTATCAACAGATAATGGTGCAGTAGACAGATTAGATTATATTGTAGTATCTGCATCTAGTGATGGAGTTGGAGGAGATATACAAATGGTAATTTCACAGGCATACGCATAATGGGAGTCTTTCAAAATAATTTACTAGCAGGAGCTGCAGCAGCAGCAAGTGCAGGTGGAGCAGCATTTTATGATTATCAGATAGAAAATAGTTGCAGATTCGACTATGGAAGTTATACATCTTTCACACCATCAAGTAATGGAGACTTAAAACATTTTACTTGGTCAGTCTGGGTAAAATTTTCAAGATTAGATTTGAGTTCTAGTTATGGATATATTAATACAGTTTATGGAACAAGTGGTTCTGGTAGTAATTATAATATGGGAATTGTAGACCAAACTGGTGCAGATGCAGCTTTATCTTATCAACATGTATATGCTTTAAATACTCAAAGGTCTTTACGAGATGTTGGTGGATGGTATCATATTGTTACTTCTTATGATTTAGATAATGGAACAAATGCAGATAGAATGAAAATTTATGTTAATGGAGAAGAGTATACAGGTTCATTTCAAGCAGACCAAAGAAGTTTAATGAACGCAGATAGTCAATTTAATAATGCAAGTTATCCTATGCATTTAGGAAGATATAAAGCAACTGCAGGATATATGGATGGATATATAGCAGAAGCTATATTTTTAGATGGATATTCATATGATTCTAGTTATTTTGGTGAAACAAAAAATGGAGTATGGATACCAAAAGATTATAAAACAGTAACTGGTAATTATGGTTCAAATGGTTTTCATCTTAAATTTGAAAATGCAAGTGATTTAGGAAATGATAGTTCAGGAAATAATAATGACCATTCATTAACAGCAATAACAGCAGACCATCAAGTTCTTGATAGTCCAACATTTGGGAGTTAATTAATATGGCAAGTAGTGGAAATTTTGCAACTTTATTAAATGGTTTACTATATCAAGTAGGGGCTAATACAACATATAGTCTTGGAAATACAAAATACCAATCAAGTACAGCAGGTACTTATTCTCAACAAGCAAGTACATTAGCACCTAGTAGTGGTAAATGGTATGCTGAAATGTATGTTAATACAGTAGGAAATCTTAATTTTTTATGTTTAGTAGGAGATGTAGGAGTTTCTGATACTACAAATAATTATGCTTATCCAAATAGAACAAGTAATGGAGGTATGGGATATGCTCATAGTGGGCTTGTAAGATTTAATGGTTCAGATACTTCTAGTGGTTATTCTACTTATACAGATGGAGATATAATACAGATAGCTTTTGATATTGATAATACTAAAGTATGGTTTGGTAAAAATAACACTTGGCAAAATTCTGGGGACCCTGCTAATGGTACTAATGCTTCATATACAACTTGGACAACTACCTATAGTTCCCTACCAACAAATTGGCACGTTGCAGGAAATATAGGAAATACTGGAGCAAATACTTTTAATTTTGGACAGGATGATACATTTGGTGGAGTTGTAACAGCAGAAGGTAATGCAGATGGTAATGGAAAAGGAGTATTTAAGTATGCACCTCCAACAGGATTTTTAGCTATGTGTTCATCTAACTTATCAGTATCAGATGATATAGACCCTGCACAGACTGATGATGATTACCCTGGTAAAAATTTTGGTGTAGTTACATATACAGGTAATGGTAGTACACAAAGTATAACTGGGTTAGGTTTTCAACCTGATTTAGTTTGGCTTAAAAGCAGAAGTAATACTAAAGCTAATGCATTATTTGATAGTAATAGAGGAGTAACTAAATATTTTAGTTCTGATAGCACTGGTGCTGAAACAACAGATACAAGCACACTTACTGCTTTTGGTTCTGATGGTTTTAGTTTAGCTAGTCCTGCTGCTAATAATTTAGTAAATGGAAATGGTTTTACTTATGTAGGTTGGGCTTGGAGAGCTAATGCAGGTACGACAGCTAGTAATTCAGATGGTGCATCAACTACTACAGTACAAGCAAATACTAAAGCTGGATTTAGTATAATTGAAACACCAAATTATAGTTCTAATTCAACTTTTGGGCATGGTTTGTCTTCTGCCCCTGAATTTTTTACAGTAAAATTAACAGGAGGTTCACAATGGGCAACTTATCATAAGGGACTTACTTCAGCAGGATATTATGTAGCACTAAACTCTAGTAATGCTCAAGCTTCAGGTTCATTTTTTAATAGTACAGCACCTACTTCTTCTGTATTTAGTTTAGGTGCATCATTTGGAGGAAGTGGAGCAGGTATTTGTTATGCGTGGCACTCAGTTGAAGGATATAGTAAATTTGGAACCTATGTTGGAAATGCTAATGCAGATGGACCATTTATATACACAGGATTTAGACCTTCTATGCTTTTTTTAAAAAATGCAACTGCATCTAATGGTTGGTTTACTTTTGATAAATTAAGAGATGGGTTTAATGACCAAAATGATACTTTATCTTGGCAAGATACTACAGTAGAAGATAATACTTATAAAATAGATATATTATCAAATGGATTTAAAATTAGAGGTAGCAATAATGCACATAATCAATCAGGTCAAACTTTTATATATGGAGCTTGGGCAGATGTTCCATTTAAATATAACAATGCAAGATAATTTTAGGAGGTGAAATAATATGTGGGCTTATATAAAGGATAATAAAATAGAACAAATCTATCAAAGACCAAAATCTTTGATAATAGGTGAAGTTCGTTATCCATCTAATATGTTTACTAAATATACAGATGCTGAGAAAGCTGCTATAGGAATATATCCTGTAGAAGATACTGGTACAAAAGGAGATGATAGATTTGAAATTACTTCAAGTCCTACATATACTTGGAGTGCTTCTGATAAAAAAGTAACAACATCTTATACAATAACAGAAAAGTCTTTAGTAGATGTAGAAGTTAAAGATGATTCAGGAAATAATATATTAGATGAAAAAGGTAATAAAACTTATGACTATGGTTTAAAAACAAAAGCTAAAACAGAAGTTAAACAATTAGCTAATAACTATATAAAACAGTTTAATTGGTTAGTAGAAAGAAGTATCTATGATAGTAGTAAAGCTATACCTGATGTAGTTAAAACTTATGTAGCAGCTATTAAAACTGATTGTGCTAATATAGAAAAAGCAATAGATGATGCTAGTGATATGGCAGCTTTTAAAAAACTATATGATTGGGAATATAATGAAGATGGTAGTGTAAAAACTATAGCACCAATACATAACTGGAGTGATGATTATGATGTTAAGCAGTATGTTAGATAGAATAAAAAAGTTTTATAAAAAATTTAAAAAAAGATTATTTGGTAAACTTTGCCAATGTAATGATTAATAGGAGAATAAAATATGGCATCAACATTTACAAGTAGCTTACGATTAACAAAACAGGGTGATGGAGATAATCCTAACTCATGGGGTGTTGTACTAAATGATGGTGTTATTAGTTTAGTAGATGATGCTATTGCAGGCTATACAACAGTATCTTTAGGTTCAGCAGCAACAGTTACACTATCAGCAATAGATGGTGGTGGAGATGTACCACGTTCTGCATTTCTAGAACTTAAAGGTTCAGTAGGTGGAGCTAATAATACTATTTCTATGATAATACCTGCTCAGTCTAAAAGCTATGTTATTAATAATAAAGTATCTGCTAATACTACAGCAAGTGATGTAGTTAAACTTAAAACAGCTAGTGGTGATGGACACACAATACCTTTTGGTTCTATAGGTTTAGTTATCTGTGATGGTACAAGTGTATTTGGTACAAACGTAACTGGTTTAGGTTTTGGTACAGCAGCTTCTGCAGATTTAGGAACAGGTGCAGATAATGTAGCAGTAGTATCTGCAAATGATTTACGTTATCCTAGAGTATCAGTAACAGCTAATACTACATTACGTGGTGATTTAAATATAGAAGCAGGTTCTTTAAAAGTAGGAACATCTGCTAGAGCATATAATCCAATAACAACATTAACAGATGCTGCAAGTATAGTAGTAGACTTTGCATTAGGTAATAACTTTTTAGTTACTATAGGTGGTAATAGAACATTAGCAGCTCCTTCTAATGCAGTAGCAGGACAAACAGGACAGATATATGTTATACAAGATAGCACAGGTTCAAGAACATTAGCTTATAATTCTGCTTATCAGTTTGTATCAGGAGCATCACCTACACTAAGTACAGGTGCAGCAGATGTAGATATATTATTATATAGTACAAGAAGTTCAACAACAATAGATGCAGCATTACTAAAAAACTTTGATTAGGAAATAAATGTCAACAAGTTCTAAGTTAGTAAAAATGGATTTCAAACCTGGAATCTACAG